AATTGGAGTCTCGTTTCTATCGCCATATGCATCAGAGTGAAGGTTGACAAGTTGTGAGTTTGCCAAGAAGTTGGCTTGCACGCCTGCGTTATATCCACCAATGTTAGATGATGCGGACAAAATATTAAATGGCATCGCAATCTCGCCCTTGACACCATCGAGTGAACCTGAATCATATGCTCTTCCATTTCTTGTGCCAAAAGAGTATTTTTTCTTTTGCAATTCTGGCGGAATAATATCATCATTACAATCTTTCAACAATGTGACATTCACGTTGTAGGCATTAAGTTCATTAAGTGGCAGTCCAAGTGCAGACACAGGTCCATGAGGATAGTTAATTCCACGATAAAAGTTTGTCTTTTTGTTTTCGGAATAGTTAATACCACCATGAAGTTGGCGTCTTTTGCTAACACCAAAGCGATAAGGCGTGTTAAACTTGCGATTTAAAACTTGTAGAGATACATCTAAAATACTATTTCTATCCGCATCAACTCCAGTATCACCACTGCTGATCGGATCGTCATCTCTTTCGGCACGCTCTTTCCAATAAAAACAATTGTCTGATTGCAATCCAGAGATTGGTCTGTGTCCGTGTTCCCAATCATAAAGATGTCTGTTAATTGTAACAACACCACCCTCGGGAGCAGAGGCAGAGAACTCCATTGTAGGGAACTTAGACCAATATTTATTTCTCTCTAAGATATGACTCTCAACAACATTATCAATACCATCACTTACCTGAGCGGAGGCAGGAACAAGCTGCATCAACATTGTCTCAAGAGTTGAGTCAATCCATTTGTAAAACTCTACAAACTTATCTAAGTCTGGAGTATTGCCAACTCTTTCAAAGAAGAATTGACGCAAATATTCCATGCTCTTATAGCTTTGTCGATATCTATGAACAGGCTCGCCAATCAAGTTGTTAAATTCTGCGATAGAACCAAAATAATTGACAATCTCATCAGAAATGATTTGATACATACTTTTCTCGAAAGCATAGTATGTTTTTACTGGTCTGGTTTCCTTTGTAAAGACCTCAGTCTCCTCGCGGTTTAATACGCGAATATTATCATCGCCAAATACGACCTCGGGAAGCTGCTGCTTTCCAGAGTACAAAAATAGATTTTCTACTGAACCTGTTGAGTTAATTGGAAAAGCATCACCACGACCAGTGTGCTGATACTTAAGAATCTTGCCAAGCCAATTGTATCTACCAATCAGACCAAGGGATCCTGAAGTTACATCTTCTACAACAAACTTGCCATCAAAAGTCGCTGGGGATCCGCTACCATTGTCAGAGCCCGTAACGGTTTGGAAGTCCCAGTAAAGAGCAAGTGACTCAATCTCTGGAACTTGAACATTTGCAAGGTCAGATTCTTTAATATAAGTGTCTCGGGCAGGTCGTAATAATCCAAAATTATCAGGATCAATTGCGTGTGTACGCATTGTCTCATCATCAATGTAATCAAACCAATAGCGACAAGCTGTAATTTTTGTATCACTATAGTGAAGCGTCGAACCAGTGAAATTTGTTTTGTGAGAGCCGACAAAGATACGTTTCGGGGAAATTAACAGGTTTTCTGCTGCCTGCTTTCCAATCGAGCCCGTAATTGTAAACTCATTAATTTTTCTATCGGCAATGTAATTTACACCATAAAATTCAAGCACATAGTTGTTGTCTACAGCCCCGCTAGCAAATGATTGAGGGTAACCCAGGGGCTTAATTCTTACGGCAAAATTCCACTTTTGATTCTCATAAACATTGTAATATTGAGAACTTGTAAGCTCTGGAATTGGGAACGGCACCGATGATGAAAGCATAAACTTAACATCTGAGGAGCGTACCTCATCTCGAATAGCAAAGACTTGGAAGTTTGCGTTGTCTGTTGCTGCCCAGGTTAAATCTGTCTCAGTCGGAGAATTTGCTCGCGCTTGATGCATACCGAACAACGACGCTGTTAGATATGGGTATTCCTGGGTATATGAATTTTCCAAACGCATTGAGATTTTCTCAGGAAAAACAACCTCAGCCTCTAATGTCATTGGGAATCCATCTTCGAGTGTTAGGCTCTCTCGACCAGATCCTGAAATATGTGATACACTATTTGCATTTGAAGAGTCGGCATATTGATATACTGTTCCTGCAAAATTATCAACATGATTTAAATTAATTGCTTTTGAACGAACGCTATCTGCTCTACGTTTTGTATCAAATTTATATGTGCCATTGTCCGAATAAGCGTTGATACGGATAACGTCATCACCAACTCCAAAACATCTAATAAGGTTTCTAAAAGATTTTTCTGTACCTTTTGCCTTATAAATGTCCGTGAGGTTGTTAAAAATATTATTGTAAATAACATTCTTAATAGTGTAAAGCTCTTCCTCGTATTCTTTTGTTTCGTTGCGGTTTTTATAATATTCTAAAAAGTTCTTATTTGAAAATAGTTCTGGTGCGTCTAATCCAAAAGAACTAACAGCACGTTGACCATATGGATAAAGTTTGTGTAATTTATCTGGTTGTCCGTCGAGCCCAACACTGCTACTTGGATATGAAGCCATACTAAATTTTGGCATCTCTCCAATTAATAGATCGAGATTATCAAGATAACTCGCCATGATTTGTGTTAGCTTTTTTGTATTTCCAGTTGTGCCATTGCCCTCATCTTCATCGATGATCCAACTTGGTAACGTAAAGAATATTGAAGAATTGTTTTCTCTATCCCAATTGGATCCAGACTCTTGTAGTTCTGCTCTTAGATTATAAACATCGGGATGATTAAGGCGCACAATTACATCAAGGTCTTCTGTTCCTGCGGAGGCAGAATTGATCGCTGATCCCGTATTTCGCGCATTAGAGCTTGGATAACCTTCCCATGTTCCATTAGAGATACGACCAGAATAGTCAAGCACAACACTATCAGTTGTAGTGTTAGTGGTAATTCCCTCGTTAAATTTGTAGTAAACACCTAAATCAAGATTAGCTGTATCGGTGTTTGTACCTCCACCAATTTGGTTTGTAAAGTAATTTCTTTTAATTTGTTTTTCGGTGCGGCGAGTTTTCCAGAAGCGGAACTCGTCAATAGAGCCAGAAAGCTTGCCCCAGCCCTCTCCAATCGCGGCACCATGATAAACGTTGCCAGAAGGTGTTGCAACAAGCGCACCAATATTTGCTTCGATGTCTTCTCTGATCTCTCCAATATTTGTACCAGCGGTTAAAGTCTGATTTAATTCACCATTACGATATAATCTTGTAATAATATTTGAATCAGTGTTGACAAACGAAAAAGCATAATGAGCCCAATCTGATAGACTATTTTGAGTTAAAGTGCTACCAATACTTTGTTGATGAAATCCTGTCGTACCAGATAAGACAGTGACAAGAAATGGGGCACCTGAGCCAGTCATTTCAATGCGGATACGACCATAACCAGCAGACGAAGAAAGTTCGCCGTTCCAAAGATCAAAAACAACCTGTTTTTCTGTCAATGCCGTGTCTAAAGAACCAGTCTGTAGCCAAAGCTCAACCGTCACACCGCGAGCTAAATTAGCCTGAAGATTAGTGGACATCTGTGCAGAGACGGGTCCATTCGAGCCAGTTACTGTTTCGTCGAAAACATTTGACTTAGAATCAAATACATCTGCCAAAGAGGATGTTCCAAGTGAGGCTCCAAAAATTGAGTTAGGTCCACCCTTGATGTTGATATATTCATAATCGCCCGTCGCGGGGGCACCGTAGCCGCCTGACAAGCTCCCAGTTAATGTTCCCCAGCCGTCGCTTGCAAGAATTCCATAGCCTGTTGATTTAGGGTATTTATTGTCTAAAATATAAAGATCAAGAAGAGTGGCATCTTTCTTCCACTGAATCCTTTCTTTTAACGACCCATCATATGGGTACTCATCATAAATGTATTCAAGAGATCTTAAATAATATTCTTCTGCGGAGCCATATGTTGAAAAATTAGCCGGATTGCTAAAATCAATATGTGGTTCAACGCGAGTAACATCCTTGTCATATTCTTGGATGTATTGTGGAGACTCGATATCCTCTGCTATTTTTTCAAGACTTGAGGATACGACTACTTGTGAACTTCTATTAAAAAGATCCTTTATGGACATATTATTCCTCTACTCTAAATTTGAATATATCAGGGTATTCGTTCCAACTTTGTACTGCATCATCGTAGAAGGCAAACTTAACTCCATAAGCGTAGCCTGCCTCTAACATGTCCATGTCAAGTTCAAAATAGCTACCACTAACATCAAAAGATAACTCTGTGTGTTTATCACTTCCTGTGCCGAATGGAACAACATCCAAATTATCTACAAGCCTCACGATCTTAAATGATCCACTATCAATAAGGAGGTTTTCTGGAACCTCGCTTGCCTTTACATAAATAGTTGGCTGCCAATCTTTGTTGCGAGTGTAAAGTCTGAATTGTGCCGTTTCATTACGATAATAGCGATCCCTTAGATTCGTAATATTAATAACATATTTTGAGTAAGGATTATAGGCAAGTGACTCAAGAGTTTTCGGATTGAAAGAGGATGTTGCATACTGCGTTGTTCCGCTATGCCATACATCAAATGCTGTTGTAAGTGGATTAGCGGCAGCAGTTAGCGCGAAAGAGGCTGAATAAATGCCTGTGCTAACATAACCCCCTGTAATAACATAAGGGTTGTCTGTGATAACATGCGTTCCATCTATGACCTTAACAATTCGACTACCACTTGGTTCGGAGTTGTCTGCTGATCCAGAATAGATACTAACATAGATTGAACCTGTGCCCACATCTGGGATGTTTCTTAATCTTCCGCGAACATTGTTATAAAGATAAAGGGTATTTAAATTATCTTCAGATGTTGCAAGGGAACTACTGAACATAAAATTGCCTCGGTCGTCGCGAGTTGAAGAGTTCCAACGGGCTTCAATTACAGGTCTTTTAAAGAAAAACTCAGATTCACGAGCAAAAAATTTCTTCGTATAAGAAGAGGAGAATGCAGTTTCATTTTCTAAACGAACGCCAAAGCCGTAATTCGTTCTGGCACCAGCGATCCACCTTTCCACAGCGTCACTAACATCAAGCTCGATATCCTCTGTGCCATCCACAAAGGATGCAGTAAAGCGAGGTTCTGCCTCATAATCTCCACCGGCTGTGCTCCAAGCTGTAACACCGGCAGAATTACTCGATGCAGCGGTCCAATTGGAGCTACCACTATCAGAGTAGTTTTCCATATCCAAGCCAGTTCCCTCGTTCCAAGCACGAGAGATTGTACTAACAATCATGTCGTAATTTCTTGGTAAAGTAAATGGATGTTTTGCGTTAAATAAACGAAGATAAAAACTAACACTTCCACTGCCCGGAAGCACGCCATTTGTTCTATCGGTGGAAATTTCTGAAACAGGAAATTGAACAAGGATGCGAGATAACTCAGAAGAACCTGAGTCTTGTTGCCCGTAGATTCTAAACACCTCCATGGAGTCCGAAAGCCCCATGTTGGAGCCAGTAGCACGAGTAACTAAATTAGACTTATATGCATTTGTAATTGTATTATCTGCATTTGCTGTATATCTTTTAATACCCATTATGTAAGTGTTCCCTTAATATCTCTACTTGGATATTTAATCTCAAAAATAACGTTTTTTGGAGCAACAATCATTCTGCCATCTGGTGTGGTGTTATTTTTTACATTGAATTTTGTTGTGGCGTATCCAGCGCCAGTTTTTTGATAAACTTGAACGAATGTAGCATCAATAACACCGGGTGTCCCATTAATTAATGAATAAAGATCAGTTATGCTAAAAGACTCTCCAATGTCTAATTTTTCAGCAAAATATTGTTTCATTCTTTCATCAATTCTTGCAAAAATTTCTGTTTTACTTTCTCTGTTTGATCCAATAGCAGAGAACCTTATTTCTAAATTAACAACTTTAGCATCTAAGATGTCAACCGAATCATTTATTAATCTCTTTGTGTTTAGCCAGGTTTTAATATTTTCTTTTAAAATTGTATTTGTCGGCTCCAAATACCCAAGGGTAGATTGATTTATAACATAAATGTTGATGTTTCTTAAATTAGAATCTACGTCTTGCATAATAGCGCAGCGTTTAACACCACCAAATTTTGCTGGCATTGACAACACCAAAGTTTTATAGTCTTCAATTGTTACTGCACGATTCTGTGCGGCGTGAGCACCAGAAATTAATTCTCTTAATTCATTAATTGTCGGTGCTGTAACATCTCCTTGGACTGGATTTTCGTTTGTAATTTCTAAAGACTCGCGCACGGATGCAATTGTACTATTGTTAAGTGTATCTCTGTTGGCAAAGTCAAAAGCGGTGGAGACTACTTTGTTTACAGCGTTGGAAGCAGCATTGGAGTTTTGTTGTGTGTTTGCTCTATAGCTTACAGTTAAAGTTGTGTTAGATGGTCCAACTCCAAATTTATCTCCTTTGATCAAAATTGTAGGGTCCATCGCTTGGTCTGTAACATAGGTTTTTGAATGAAGGTCTAAGACTAAATCTCTTGCCTCGGCTAAACTTGGAGAATCAAGCTGAGAATCGGAGCCGTACCCAAACACAAGCTCAGTAGTACCTTGAAGTTTTTTTCTTACAAATCTTCTTGGTACAATAAATGGTTTTATAATTGTAGGAGCCTGAACACTTGTTGTTGTGTCATTGTTTGTTACAGGAATATAAATTGTGTTTTGTGATAAGTGTTCGACCTCATAATATTGTTTGCCGGAGGTATCAAATACAGAAATAATTTCTGTCACATTAGCATCTTCTATAAGAACTCTGCTGAACTTTTGAAAGTCTCCAATCTCAAATGTCTTTTCTCTTAACTCACCAGATACAACTTGCCCATAAGTTCTTATAGCATAATCTACAGGAACTCCTGTGGTGGCATTTGTTGTGGCAACAACAACTTGGTTATTTGCATCAGCAAAATTAACATCACTCAATAAAGTAAAAATCGATCCATTTGTTGAGCCAAAAGTGCTACCGGCTCTAAGAAGAGGAGCGTATGATAGATCTGGACCTGTGTTTGAAGAATTTGATGGAACCTTAATGTATAACGTTATCTGCCCATAAGTGGCACGAACGTTATCATATTTAAAACCAACAGCATCTCCATGTTTTATAACATTGTTATATTCTATAGCTGTTGACAAAAAGCTTTCGTTTGTTTGATAATCAATATAAAAAGATAGCACGTCTCCAATATATGAGACTGCATCTAACATCAAAGCTCCGAAGCCAGCATCAGAAAAATCTCTAAAAGTATCTGGATAATATCTTTTAGCGTGCTGAACAAGCTGATTTTTGATAGAAGAAAAATCTCTACTGAGATAATTTATGTTGACGTTTTCTCTTTTATCTGCCACTTATAGATGTCTCCTGTTATGTAATTATTTAAATAACTAAATTTCCAACACTAAAGTATCAGAAATAAATGCACTTGGCACAGAAAATGTAATGACTATCCCAACAAAATTTTGGCTGCTAGATGGACCAAAGTCAGCGTCAGGTGCCTCTTGTGTAAATTGTATTGTACCTAAGTTTATGTACGGAGCATAAATTGAAACTTGTTGTCTGATTCTTTCTCTTATCGTGTCAAACAACATTGAAGATGGATTTTCAAATAAGTATTGTTTAATACCAACCCCAAAGGACGGAATCATGATTCTCTCGCCTGGGATCGTAAGAACTATCATTTTTAGATTTTGCCTTGCAACTTCTCTAAAATCTTTAGTAGTGGCAAATCCATCAACTTGATCTATGGATAATGGTAGTCTTGGTGATAAACCGGGCACTCAATATTACTCCTCTTATAAATAGTATCAAGGTTGTGCTTTTTGTAAAAACGGGTCTTGATAATCTATTTTTCCTCCACCATAAATAGATGAAGCAAATAATTGTAATATTGTAAGTTTTGTTTTTGCCATAAAATCATTTAAGTCAGCACCGATATATGGAACCTCAAATGTCGCGTAATCTTCTGCGGGTGCGCCGTAGTAGCGGAAAGAGGCTGGATCAGATAACGCTGAGACTTGATATAGGGACAAACAAGAAATAAAAACCTTAACCGGGGAAATATCGTTAAACACTTTATTATATTCGTCTGTTTCAAACATTAGTTTTGCTAAACTGTCATAAACTTCATCTTCATCATCTGCTGTGTCCTCTCGGGTACATTCAACTGATAATATTTTTGTACCTCGATAAAGCGTGTCAACTCCGGTAGCGGTTTTGATAACATAGTCGGATGTCCAATTCTCTATTAGTGGGTAAACACCTATGCCTTCAACATAAACCAAATTATAAGAGTATGTGTAAGTTCCGTCATTATTTTGCTCAAACTCTCTAACAAAAACATATGTAGAATCTTTATATTCCATAATAGTATCAGTTCGAGACACTAAGTCGTCAATATCATCATACTCACCAAAAATTACTTTAGTTAAGAATTCATTCCAAGTGTCAGAGCTTGATTCTAAATTTAATGCAAGAGTGATTGGTTCTTTTAATACTTTTGCCTCGTCCAAAATCATTTGCCTGACAGCATCCTTGCCGCTGCTTGGTTTTTCTTCACTCTGTCCAGATAAATTCATTATCTCATAGTATTTTGAAGCAGCTTCCTTGATATCAACGAGTAATGAAGATTCAAGTGTGTCAAATGATTCCTGATATTTCGATATTTCTTTTTTGAGAAGGCTATACACTGAGTTGGCAAAAATTTGATTGTCCATAAAACCAAGATCAAAACCGTTAAATACTTGGATGCTGATTAGTGCCTGTTCTATGATGAATGCTCGAACCAGTAATCGCAAACTTGTATTTAATGTGTTTCTTCTAATCTCGCTTAACGAATCACAATATTCACCAGTCAATGATGCATTCAATAAAAAATTCATTGTGTTTACTGCATCTTCTTTTATACCCTGCATGTCAAAAATATCATTGTCTAATGATAAATTTATTTTATCAAATTCTGATGATGTAGTGTCCGTGGTTTCGTCAAGTGTAGCTGAAAAATATTTCTGCCCGCTAATGTAACTAACAAACCGCCTAATAATATCTCCATTCACAGAAGTAGAATTGATTTTTGATCCAAATGATAGTGCGCCCTGATGCACCAGTCTTTCATTAAAATCAATTTCGCTAAGATTATCAATATCAAACCCAGAATTAAATGATCTTGTTCCAAGCTCGCCAGTTGTGCTCTTGTCTCCTAAACTAGCAAGTGTGTTACCAATTTTATATACATCTGATTTATATTGAACTTTCTGATAACTTATGTCGCTTCTTAAATTTAAAGTAACTATGTCATCAGAAAAGCCTGTGGGTCTCGCATCAAGTTGTTGTGCTGGATCTAAAGTGTAAAGACGAATGGTGACTTTTCCCTCGCTTTCGTTAACTTCAGCTTCCCACAAGTTATTACTACCTGCTGGGCTGTCGTTCCAAGAGTAGATAGCTATGTCATCGCCAAGCCCTGTATCATTTTCTTCAACAAATGGTGCAATACTAGTGTCATACCAATCAAAGTAAGAATCTGTAATGTTAAATGTGCTTTTCATTAGATTAAAAAGTTCCTGACGATCTGGCTTGTCAACAACAGCATCATATCCACCGAAAAGTTTTCCAAAATCATAAGTTGCCGATCCAACTAAATTTCTGGTGGGGATAGTTGTTGTAGACACATATAGTGGCGTGTAGCCTAACAAATACTCATCATTTTTTACCTCAAGCGAAAAATTGCTAAAAACTCGTGAGGGTTTGTTATAGAGATAAGCTTCTGGGTAATCGCGCCCAAGCGATTGGTTCCACCAATTAACGTATGAACCTGTTCCAACAGTGGGTGCGACATCACCATAAAAAGTTCCCATAATCGGATCCATAATGGCTTTGGAAGTATTTTCTGATACCTCTTTAACAACTGGAGGTATTTCTTCGATTAAACCATTTGAACCAAAGATATCAGGAAAAATTGGTAATAATATCCCTTGTTCATAATTTTTTAATTTATTGCATGCTTTTAATACTCTTTGTTTTTTTCTTTGTTTTTCCTCTTCAATAATGCTGTCTATTTCAGCTTGAGACATTGTTGGATCCATAGTTCCCAGCATTTGAGCACGGAGGGAGCTTAATGGTCCACTATTTAAAAGATCTGGATTGTTAGCTACAGATGATATGGCAGTTTGAGATGTTAAAAGAGACGGGTTTAAAATTTTACCAATTCCCGACATTACATCGAGCACATCTTGTTTGTTTCTAAAAACAATATTATCACCAGAGGAGTCATTAGTTAGCACTTTTGTACTAAGGTTTAAAGTGTCCTTTGAAGGTTTGCCTTTAAGCAAAGATTTAAATTCATCCGGTTTTAATATCGCTGATAATTTATCCACACCTGCTGAAATTTGTTCAGTTATCCGTGTTAAATCAATTTTCTTTAAGTATCTTTGTCTTTGGCGTGTTCCACTGCTTCCCGTGTTTTCTCGTTGTCCGTCAGACGCGGAGGTATCGGAGGCGTCATCACTAACAACGATTGGAAGAGAGTTGTCTTCGGGAGTGTCTGATAATTTAATGTCTTTTGTTTGTAAACGTGAGCCGCCGCTATCTCTTTTAGATAATATATTGCTGATAACACCTGAAAACCCTTTGCCGCCTCTTAATGTAAGCAAAGAAGCAAAATTATCAGGATTATTAATATCATCTAAACTAATCCCAGCAGTTTCAGACAACCAAGTTTTATATTCAGTGTTTTGTGCTAATGATTTTATTTGATTTGGATTTGATAAATTAAAATCTGTAAAGTCTTGAAATGTTTCAATAATAATTGAAATCAGAGCTTGTAATAACAAATTGCCCAATGATATTTTTAATTGATCCATTGCGGGCTTTAGAAAATCTTTATTATTAGGAAAGAACGGCGGCAAGCTCATTTCCTGCAAAACTGGTCCTCCAGCTTTTATCGCAAAGCTTCCAAATTTTTCTTGAGTATTTATTAGACCCATTGAGGTATCTTGTAATTGAAAACAATGTTGTAGATCTGGATCTTCATACATTTCTTCACCGTAGTTGATAATCAGATCTGTTAACATAGTTGGTATTGATTGTTGTAACATTAAACCAAGATCTACTTTTGCAACTACATCGTTTAGGGTAAAATCAATGTTCTGATATAATGAAGCGCCTTGTTCATTATTCTCTGAAACTTGTTGTTTTGATAATAAGTCATTATTTTCTGGCTCTGTATTTGGTGAATTGTTATCACTCATGCCAGTTACTTCTTTAATTGTAGCCTCTATTGCAGCGGGCGACGTTTCTTCAGGACCAACATAATCTTGTTCAGTTCTGGCGATTGCTGCTTGTTGGAGTTTTGTAATTGGCGCGTTAATGCTTTGAGATTCTTGTGCCAATTGTGCGTTTGTCTTACAAGATGGTCCACTGGGCGTTGGTTGTGGTGGAGAAAAATTACCATTTTCATCGTATTCATCAACACCATCATTTGGATTGTCTTTGGCTTCAATAATTGGAACAGGCAGAGTATGTTTTATCAAGAAGTTTAAAAAATTAAAGTCGTCACTTTCTCTATTTTTTAGATCCACTATCATTTCGTCTAGTCGAGTTAAGTAATGTGATGTTGTTATGTGAGAAAGTTCATCGACATCTAACAGACAATTGTATCCAATTGTGTATTGCTCATTGTCTATTAAAACGTATCGAATTTTATAATTCGTATCAAAACCTAAAGTTAATATCCTATCTTCTTCTGTTGGTAAAGAACAATCGGGAGCATTTACTCGCGTTGGCTGAACATTATTAATCTGAAAATAATTAATAAATTCTAACGCTGCATTTGCTAAATTTAGTATTTCATTTTTAACATTAATGTTTGTTATAAAAACATCTGAAGTTGCAAGGGTTGGATACAATTCTCTCATACCAGAAAATACAAGTTGTATTTTTTTACCAAATTCACGAACGGGATATTCCACAACAATTTTTTGTTCTGGTACATCAATTGCACAACTAGATGGATCATCCTGTACTAAATCAAATTCTGTTTTTGTTACAGAGATTAATACCTTCATTGGAACAAGGTTTTCTTCCTTGTTGGGATTAATCCCAAGAGTAGTCAAAATATCCGTATAAATATATTTGTCTTCAACGCTTGAAGCTTTAAGAATCTCGTCTATTTGAGAAACGTCTTTACCATAAAATTCCAACAATTTTAAAACGCCAGGACGCTGTGACTCAGCATATCTGGTCTCTGGGTCATCCCCTGGTGTTGCATATTCGCTATCGACGACAATATAATATTTGTCGTCCTCAATAAACGGGGAGCAAGTATCGAGAAATTTCCATTTTTCAATGTCTGGCATTAGTTGACCTTGTTATATTTACTATTAATTGCACTAGAGGAGGCACCCGATAAATACTTAAATTCAAAAAGTTCTAAGTTTATTCTTTGTTTAAAGTTATCAATGATGCCTTCCATTAAATTTAATGTGCTTTGAACACCAGCAGGTATGAGTTCTACTGATGGAATGGTTTGTACTGGACCTGGGATTGCGCCTCCAACACCTTGATGTGTATGTGACACCACTTTTAAATTAAAAGAATTTTGATCTTTCATAAAATTTAAAAGGTTCGTATGGATTTCTTTTATTCTTTCATCCATATCTTCAATCATTTTTACTAAGTTGTAGCCCTTAACCATAGGTTGAAGCGATGTGACATTGTTATTAGCGACTAATTGAATTCCGCCATGGCCAGCGGTTCCGCCTCTTGAATTTGTATCCTCAGTTCTTGTAACAAGCATAATGCTTTCACGTCCAACAATTCTAACAGCGTCTGCTTTGAATCCAATACCAGATTTTGCAACCGAATCGCCAGGGGTATTGAAGTTTGTGTCAATATCTGTTTTCTGGCTGATATAAATTCTTGCGGCGTCTTGTTCAATATTTGGATCATAATTTAGTGTTGAATCTACTGGAGAACATTGTCTACCCGCTACCATATCAATTGTTCCAGCACCAGTGTGTCCTCTGCCGCCGTATCCACTATTTCTAGCGCCGGGGCGATCACGACCAAGAACTATTGATAAATTACCATGTTGTAATACTTTTTCACCAGCGGCTCTGATATATTTTGCCGTAGGCTCAAGCATCCTTTCATTATTTAAACCAGCTATTCTAAGAACCTCTTGTCCACTAGCAGCATTTGATATGGCGCTTGAGAGCGTATCCAGCCCTTGATTATTAACGGCTGGAACGGTGGTTGGTGTCTGTCTTGAATCTAAGCTTCTGGACATATTTATAAATAGTTGTTTTTAAAGTTATGTTGATGGTGTTTCTGTTGGGGCTTCTGTTGGCGTTTCTGTTTCCGACTCTACTGATGGTAGTGTAGCTGGACCTAGTTTATCCCAGCCGGGTGAAATTCTATCAAGCTTATCGGGAATGTGTTCTCCATCCTCTCCAAACCAAGTGTTAGTCTTTCCACCAGTTGTCCTGTCTGGGTGTCGATCTCCAAGAGAGCCGCCCCATCTAATACCCTCTGGCATTATTTTGCTACCAGTTACTCCAAGAGTGTGATATCTTGGAACTGCACTAAATTGAGAAAGTTGTTTCCATCGTCCATCATTAGCCCAAGTTGGCTTTTGCTGACCTGCCCAGTTTCCACGGTATTCCCAATGCCAGCGCTCGAATTGGACAGTTCTAATAAAGCCATAGCGATAAGCATTTTTAACTAACCACTCATATCTGCCGTCTCCAATTGTATTCATATCAACAGCATACCCTCTTTGATGTGGCGACCAACCTGGAGGTGCCCAAAGCTTTGGTTTTCTATTCCATCCGTCAGTTTGTGCTGCCATGTCTCGGAAACCACTTGTGACCCTAATACGAACACCATCTCTTGCTGCTGCTTCAACCATTGGTTTTAAATAAACTGCTATTTCTACTGGGATGATTTTTCCATCAAATACAACAAATTTTTCAATTGTACCTGTTATTCTCGCTTGTGGGTTACTTCTATCGCTATTTGCAGGCAAATAAGTATTTTCAATACGATTAACAATTTCTCCATCTGGAATGTCTTGATAGACGCCACCCCCAGAACCGCCTGATCCGCCTGAACCAAAAGCGCCCAGAAGCGCTGGGTCTTCACAAATACTTGAAATTATGTCAGGGGTATTTTGTTGAGGGGCGTTGTTTTGTGGTGTGGGTAATTGTGACATAAAATATTTCTCTAATATACTAAGTATTTAGTTTATTTAAAATAGATTTTAAAATATTAGAATGACTATCTTCTTTTAATACTGCTTGACCACCAGTTGACGTGATCTTTTGAGCCATTTTGGGAAAATTTGCTTTAAGAGCGGGCAAAGAATTCCAAACCTCTGGGTTATATTCCATATAGACTCCGTTGGGTAGTTTTTCAAAGTCACTTCCAAAAACGTTCGTTGAGGGCGACGGATCTGCTAAGTAATAGGGAATGGACGCATTCCAGTAGCCGTCTGGCGCTCCTTGAATAGCCTTGTTGAAACCTATAACACCGGCACTCCAAGCGGCAAGCCTTTTGCTACTAATTGTTATTCCTTGAGCGGTAAGATCATCTATTGCTTGCTTAATAGCAGACCATTCAAAATTACCTTTCGTAGTGCCTTTTGGTATTAAAAACATCGTGCTTTTTATATCAAATTCTTTAACTGTTTCTAAGATAATTTCTTGTCCGGTTTTGCCATCATACGGATATATGCCGTGTAAAATCACAACTAAGTTGACAGCAGCATTTTCTTTGAATGGGTAAGCAATAGTGTTGTTGCCGCCTATATTAGTTTTAGTTAATACATCATTTAGAGTTCCGATTGGATCACCTGTTGGGTGTTGTACATTATTTAATAGCGAATCTTGTTGACAAGCAACCACAGCGCTTTGTAACGCTTTTGCTCCAAAGCCTCGCATGACAAGTTCTACAAATTCAGGGTCACTTTCAATTATCTCATTAACAACAACTTTGCCAGTTGAATCAAGTCCATCATAAGCAACTCTAATTAATGTTCCAGGGTCTAATTCCTCTTCATCTCTCATTGACTTTGAAGTTATAATAGCCAGTGGATAATTATCTAAATTAGTAAACTTTCTTGATTTAATTCTGTTACCTTGTTGAATTGGTGGGTTATTCC